CCTGTCCATATTCTTATTTCGTATTCTGCACGAACATAATTTCCCGAACTAAACGCAGGGTTCATAAATAGTGGACTTCGTACATTTGCTATATTGCTCATAAATTATCTTTTGTTGTAAACTCTAAAAAATCTTCTACATCTAATGCGTAAGCCTCAATTAAATCTTGAGGTAATCCTTTAAACGCTTTCTCAAATGGCTTAGTAAAGAACATACTTGCTTTGATACCTTTCTGATAGATGCTTGTTGCTATTGCGTATTTTAAACTTTGTCTTTTAATGAATCTTCCCTTTTCGTCTCTTACTCCCTTAATACCTTTCTTAATTACCCACTTGTCTAAACTCGATGGAGGTATCATCTTGAATCTTCCTGAGTACTTATAAGGACTCGTTCTGTTCTTAGATTTTAAAGGGTCAGCTCCTTGTACCCCTTTATCGATAAACATTCCATAGTCCTCCATTAAAAACGCAAGACTAAAGGAATTAGGGAATACATCTACATCATACTTAAGAGACCGAGCAAGATTACCAGAAGCAATACGCTTTTGAGACTTAAGACTTCTCTTAGCGTTTCTTATTACTTCCTTAGCAAATTTGTTTAGTGCCTTCTCTGTCTCTTTGAAGTCCATTAGCAAACATTTATATCATTCGCAATCATTACATCAAAGGTCGCAGTCCATCCTGCAATCTGATTCTCAAATCGGTCTCTAAAAGGCTCTAAGGTTACATCACCTATTACTTGATACTTCTCTTGGTATAGTGAGCCGATTCTTAGTTTCTGGATTAGTTTGTTTAGAACTTGAAGCTGCGTGTTAAGCACATCTTGCTCATTGTCGTTTCCTGTGAAGATATCTGTTACCTCAGCTTTGCTCTGATCTACTATATCCATAGCAAGAACCGAGAAATTAAAAGTAAGCACATTCTCACCACTTGTTGCACCATTAACTATTAAGTGCGATAAAGGGAATATCGTTTGCTTATCTAAATCTACTTCGGTAATATCTCCGTAGGTTACTGTATTACAATTAGGGTCGGCTTGTAGGGTATCTCTAATAATATCTGTTACCCTGTAAAAACCATTCATTACGCTCATACTTTGCCTTTTATTTGTTTAGCCTCTAATTCCGTTTTCTCTTTTTCGAATGTTAGGAACATAAGGCATTCGTGTATCTTTAATTGAGTGATATGTTCAAATCGTCTAAGATCTCCTTGAGCGATTGTGTATATTGACTGATACCACCCCCATTTTGCTCCGAACTGAGATACTGCACCAAACGAGTCTCCTTTGACTCCTCCAAATAGTTCATCATAGCTTTCGACAAGTCTATCCCTAAACGATAAAAAAAAAGTATAGAACTAATAGCTGCATCCATCGGCATATCCTTATAAACCTCAGCATCTACTACTTCATAATCCACGATGTTATACTTCTTACCGTGCTTCTCTTTTACAGGTCGATAGAGAACTGCCATCGCTCTGTGCATCTCTTGCCAATCTGGTAAGTAGGTATCTAAATCCACATACTCACCAAAACTCATATCATCAAGATTAGGAATAAAGCCATACTCTACTCCTTTCATTTTAAATCTCTGAACGAGCTGAGGTTTCTGATTAAGCATTGAGGTTAGTACCTCAACAATCCCATCTATGTCTTTGTATCGCATCTGGTAAGCATCCTTGAGTTTTACTCCGCAGAATATCTCAAGCATCTTAAGAGCCATAAACTCTTCTGTTACCTCACCTTGATACAATTTAACGAACCTCTGATATTGACCTAATGTGATCTCACTTAATTCGCTCGGTACATTGATTTCTAATTTCATAATCTTACTCTTACTTATATAACGAATGAAACGCTTAGTTTTTAAACAAAAAAAAAGACAGCCTTACGGGACTGCCTCTTTCAAACTAAACTTAACTCTTATGAGCTACTAATATAGTAAAAATTATCTTACTGCATAAGAACCGTAGTTAGGATTCTTCAACTTATAGGTGATTGCGTATCGTGCAGCATCTATCAAATGACAATGTGCATCCTGTGGAGTATTTGACCTTCTTTCAAGCCAACTGTAATTATTCAACTCTTTGATGAGGTTCGTGCTATCAGGGTCTATTACTAAGTCATAGTCTTGCATTATTGTAATCCCTTCTGTGATAGTAGTCTTTTTAATAGGCACTATATTACATCGCTTCTTGATTTCTGCAATAGCCATAGGACTCGCTGAATCAGCTACGATTAATTGATTACCTGCGTGTTTGTAATCTAAATCTCTAAGGTCTGTTGAGGTGAGATTATAAAGATAGAAACACTCCTTTAAATATATCTTCTTTTGCTTTTGGTCTATACTTACCGCACATAAAGTAGATGGGTCTGTGAATCCAAAATCCTGACCATATAGTACATTACCCGTATCTACGAACTCTCCTATCTCCCAATTCGTAAAGATTACCCCCTCAGCTTTGTCTAACCACCCTCCTAATATCTGGTGCTTGTACTTTTCAGGTCTGCGTAACCTCATCTGCTCGATCTGAGCTATGAAAGAATCGTTGAGGTACTTATAGTTGTCTAAGTAGGTACTGTGTATGTAGGTGGTATCTCCTTTCGTTATGTTGCTCCCTTCCTGTACTCCTCTATCCTCAAAGAACCGCTTATAAATAAAATGCTCCTTAGTAGTAGGGTTTAAGATTAGAATGACTCTATTCTGATTCTTGTTAGAACGAATTGAGAAGTCTATCGTGTCAAACTTCTTTTCATCTGTTAGTTCCTCTGCTTCTTCTAATACCCAAGTAGTAACTCCCTGAATAGATTTTAGTGAAGCTGTCTGATCTCCAGAACTTGTCTTGATTCCTTTGAATATAATCTTACTTCCTGTTACCTTATTAATGATCTCATCCTTTGTAATATGAAAGTAAGATACAAGGTCTAATAGTTCTATCTTCTCTAAGAACTCAGGTATAATAGAAATAGAAGCTGAAGTAAGAGTGTACCTTGTAAATAAGATAGTATGTTCCTTCTCGAATGTTAGTAAGAGAATTAAAACAGAGATATTAAAGGACTTACCCGATGCCCTGCCACCGCTAACTATAAAGTAGCGACTCTCAGAGTCCCTTAACACCTCGTACTTTTGTTGAATGGTAATCACCTACTCGAACCTCAACAAGTCTTTGAAATTAATGTTGAATCCATCTGAAGATAATGTTACACTCTCTTTTGGCTTACCGTGTCTGTAATTCATATAAAGTTGTATCGCTCTAATGTTACCTTCTTTGATTAGTCCGTGTAAAGTATCAAATACTTCTTCTTGATCTATGTGCTTATCCAGAGATTCTATTAACTCTAATTCTTTACTCTTAGGTTTTCTACCTGCTCCTTCTCTTGCTCCTCCGTTATTTACTCTATTGTCCATAATTGAAAAAGATTGATTAATCAATTCTACTTATATAACGATTGAGAATCAAGATTTTGTTATAAGCCACAATATCCCGAATCACATTCATTGAAATCGTCATCAAATAATTCGTATTGAGAGTTCCATTCTTTTATTTGGTCATAAGTAAAAAACTCTTTCCAAGTAGCATTATTTACACTTTGTCTTTCTTTAGATGCAAACCATTCTAATTTATTAGGGTGCTTCTCCCACATCTTTTTTAGTAATGCAGCTTCTTTATGAAAGCATCCTACGCAATTATTCATCCAAGCAAATCGTACAGGCTTATCTTTCCAATACTCCTCTACTTGGTCTTTGTATATGCCATCATTGATTAAAGGGAACTCAGGTTTGCAGTAGTTTATTGTTTTCCACTTGTTGTTTCCGTTATCGTGTTTTCCTATTCGAATCTTAACCTCTATGTAACCTTCTTCATTCTGTCTTTCTATCATTCTCTTAGCACGAGCGTGTTCGTTGCTTCTAAACCCAATTCTCATACTTGGTGCTTCATCTAAATTATCGTATGCCCATTTAGCGATAGGTTCTACTTTCATTTCTGCAGTACAGAATCTTCTCATATAGGAAGGTAAGAAAGTGTTTCCGTTCTTCTTCATTAGAATCTTATCAAAGGTCTTTCCTGTAACCCAAGTAATCTCTCTACCTATGTATTGCTCTAAGTCTAACATCGTGTAGATAATCATATCATCTTCTGCAGTAGCTATGAAAGGTGCTTGTATCCTATCCTCTACTAATTGTCTGATCTTCTTATCTGGGAATTTAGATGCTTCGTGTTCGATTCTTACTAAAGCAAAGACATTGTGATCGGCAGGATAGTTTGCTGCGATGTAGCTTGAGGTTTTACCTCCACTAAGAGAGTTTACTGTTATCATTGAATTTATAAGATAAGATTAGTGCTACCTCAACTGTCATTACTATTATAGCTCCGAACATTACTTCTTTTATAATAGCTAATTGTTCTAATTCGCATCTTAGTTGGAGTATCTCTTGCATTAGAATAGTCTTTGTTGTGCTTTGTGTTGCTCTAATCGTTTCATAGCTGCTTCGTAGTAGTCTTTGTCTAATTCACAAGCAGTTAATTCAAATCCTAAATTATGACAAGCGATTGCAATACTACCTGAGCCTAAGTGCGTGTCCAATATCTTATCACCTTCTTTAGCATTATTGATAAGTAACCACTCGTACAATTCTACAGGTTTCTGAGTAGGATGTATCTTACCTCTTTCTTTTAGAACACTTAAACTCCACATCTTAGCAGGTTTCTGAATACTACTCCAAGCATACTCACACATAGCTAAACTAAAATCGTGAGGTTGCTTCTTATCCCAAATAAAGAATCCTTGCGTAGGAGGTAAATCGAAATAGTTACCACCCCATATTATCTGATTCTTACTAACTCTAAATAGTTCAGAAAAGTAATCTGTATTAGGAATGTTATCATCCCATTTCTTTTTATCGTGCTGTTGCCTAACAGGATTAGAACTAATACCTATACCATAAGGAGGGTCTACTATTGCAAGGTCGAAGTAATTATCCTCGTATCTTGCCATTAGTTCCATATTATCCTCGTTAGTTATTTTCATATCCATTTTATATCATTACTCTTCTGAGTCCGTATCTTAGATAGTTAATACTCATAGTACCTATGTTTACTTTATAGGCTGCTGCTGCATCTCTGATTGTTCTATAGGTAATATCTCGCTTAGGGTCGTATAGAGCTTTCTTATTAGCACTTAATTCCTTGTACACTTTCTTATAGTTGCCATCGAGAACTGCTGCGTACATTATCTCTGCGTATTCTCTATGGTGTTTATTCTTGGTGGTTTCCATCCAAGTCTTATAGTGTTCTAATAAGGTTTGTTCTCTTTGGTTGGTATTTCGCATCTTAGTCTATGAGTTCTTCTATTAAACGCTTTGCTTCATCTAATCTATTCTCTGGAAGGCTATCTATTCGCATTTTAAGGCTGCGTAGCTTCACTTCTTGGTGATTACCGAACTTGATATACATCTTCTCATCTAAGTCCTTTAGAAAGCGTGAGAATGGCAAGTACACATCCTTGTAGTTTCTATTCGCATACAGGATAGTAGCGTGGTGTGTAGTATATCCGTTCTGTTTATATATCTCTACGATCTCGTGTAGTTTGTATCCGAAGTAGTTTCTTAGGAAGTAGCTGAATAAAGCTCTTGCTTCTGTATATTCTCTCTTTCGTGTGTTTCTGAATAAATCTAATCTTGCTTCCTTCTCAATCTCTTTGATTAATCTTTGTACTCTCTTGTTCATCTAATATCGTTTTTATCTTTTATTATAGTTTTGATTCGTTTTGCTACCTCAGCGACTACATCTACAGTTACTGCATTACCGCACATCTTGTATCTCTGAGAATCGCTTATCTCTTTTTCCTTTCCGTACTTAGTCCAATTATCAGGAAAGCCTTGTAACCTTTCGCACTCTATGGGAGTAAGCCTTCTTATTCTTCCTTGTTTAATAAATTGATCGGTGTTACCACCTTGTCCCGAAGAAGAGTGAAGTGTATTACATTCATCCTTTAAACTTCTATTAGTAACATTTCCTTTAGCATCTCTTGTGTATCCAATAACTGCTTGGTCGCACTTAGTGTCTAATGTCTGTGCTACTCCTTTACCTACTCTACCTCTTCGTGTCTTAGATGTAGGTACAGATAGATTAATTGAATCTCCTTCATTAGCTTCCTCATATCCTTTAGATGTAGCTGACTTAACTTTTATATAGGTATCATCTGAACCCATATTACCAATGTTTCTTTTTATTGTTCGTGAATGTGAAGTTTGCATACGCTCTGATTCCCTTTCTTCTGTCCCGATCGTTCTATTAAAAGGTTGGTCATTTTCTCCGATAGGAAATACTTGTCCTCCACTTCCACCTCCAAGATATCCGACAAGGTAGATTCTCTCTCTATTTTGGGGTAGAAACCACTTTGTATTAAGCAGTTGCCATTCGAGTCGATAACCCCCAATGTTGGTAAACGCTTGCAAGATTGCCGCAAAATCTTCGCGATTGTTGGAGCTGAATGTTCCTTTAACATTTTCCCAGATAAAAAAACTTGGTCTGCATTCTTCGATAAGCCTAATTGCTTCGGTGATAAGACTGCTTCGTTCCCCATCCAATCCTTTTCGTTTTCCTGCCAAACTAAAATCTTGGCAAGGACTTCCGAAAGTGATAGCATTGATTCTTGGTAATTGCTCTGATCGAACATCTGTAACTGAGCCGACATAAGTTGCGTTTTTAAAGTTATTACTGTACACATCTATTGCGTACTTATCTATCTCTGAAAAGTAAGATTCTACTTCGAATCCTGCTCGTTCAAGTCCTAAGTGAAAGCCACCTATTCCACTAAACAGGTCTAACACTTTTATTTTCATAAGATACCCTCTAAGTAGTATTGGTCTAAGTCAGCAGCTTGTAAGAAGTAAGTATCGTAAACCTCTAATGCTTTCTCAATCTTCTGCTCTCCTGAATAGTAGAACTCCTCTGAACAGTGATAGACTGCGATATCTAAACTCTTTTTACAAATTGCTAAGAAAATAAAATCCTTGTAATCCACTCCGAATAGGTTAGAGTACAAATAACATTGTACATCATAAGAGTACTTCTTAGCTGAGTAAGGGAAGGCTTTGATATCTGTAGTAGTCTTTAAATCTACGATTCGATTCTCACCAAGTACATCTGCTTTACCTCTAAAAGGGAATCCCATTACCTCACCGATCACAGGCACTTCAAATTCTGAATCTCTAATAAGTTCTACTGCTTTAGTATTTCTAAGAAAGGCATCTGCGATTCGCTCCGCATCGTTCTTCTCAGCCATAGTGAATACCTTACCGTGTTCTGCTTTAGCTTCTTTGTAGGCTTTCGTATTCTTGCTCTGTACATCTACAAATATCTGAGAGGAGAATACTTCAGGTTCTAAAATAGCTGTGTGAAATAACCATCCATCTCTTAGTGCTTGGCTCTCTTGACTACCGTACTGTGTTACATTGTAATAAGTCTTAGGTGAGTCTAAGAGTAGTTTAAGTGATGAAGAACTAAGAGCAGCTTGTGAGAGATACCCGTAGTAAAAACTATCATCATTCATCTTTTCTAATAACTC